GTTCGAGTTGTCAGCGTCAGAAGTCATTCTTCAAATATAATTACAAGATACAGTATTGACGTAACTAATACAAAAAAAACATTAAAGGCTAGTAGGTTAATAAAAGAAACGTTTATACTGAGAAATAAGAATCTTCTGGATAGAAGAGGGCAAAATAGCCCAAGGAAGATGAGAGAACTTATTAATGTCGGGTGCTAAGGATAAGTGAGGTACAAGATGAGAATTAGCAAAGCAATAGTCCATGAACCAAGATTGCGCTTCAAGCGCAAGTGGAGGAAGGTAATTATACAAGTCGTCTCCATGCCGATGGGCAAAGAGACCTTCGAGAAAGTAAGAATCGAGTACCTTAGGTAGGTCACCGCGACTAGCGCGGTAAACCACCTTGAGGCATAAAAGGATTGGATGTCGGACTACACCACAAGGGTATAGGAGCCAACCACAAAATTCAGGAATCTCACAGTAAAAAGTTTTACCAATGAGGGAGAAATATTGTGAAATAGGTGCCCAGGAAGGGGCGTCTTTGAGGTTTCCGAAGAAAAGAGAGTCGTCACCGGAAAAGCAACAGGCCATCTTGGGGTCAAATCGGTAACGCATGGTCATATAGGCCATGTTCCAAAAAGTGTTGAAATCGTAAGTTCCAAACTCACCAGTGAAACGCATAACAGCTGTGAAGCCGAACTGCGTTCGCATGTTGAGTTTAATCCAACGATAGAGGTCAATTAAGTCCTCGGGAATGCCACAGTACGACATGAAAGCAAGCTCAAAAGAGAGGGTCTCTTCTGTGCAGCTTTGGTCGTATTGAGTGAAATCACAAGTGAAAGCGTTCTCACCAGTGGCATACTCTTTGGACCAATCGTCCATCTCTGCAGTGGATTTACCACCATGGAGATAGACGTTTGGGGGAAGCGTTTTCTTCAACACAGCTCGCATATAGCGAGCGATGGGACCGAGTTCGAAAATATTGATGTCTGGGCTGGTTACCAGAGTTTGACCTGCTTTAGCATTTTCAGCTTGAAGCAAATCAGGGTCATCATCATCGTTCCATCGAACTTTGTAAGCCAAGGTTTCAGCCTTAGCTTTGTGTTGGGATTTGACAAAG